CATGTTTAGTCGTTAACTACCGTTACGTTTGGACGGTTCATGTGACCACCTGAGTTGTAGGAGTATTCCCACTTAGGCATGTCATCTCCTGCCATTGCACCTTCAACAAACTCTGAAAGTACCGATGGGGCTTCTACCCACGATGCGGAACCCACATGGGCACGCTCACGCATGGTGTCTGCTGCATGCTTGTACATCATTTCAGGGTTGTTGTGGTTCATTCGCATAGGCGATGGTGCGGTGTCCTCATAGGCTCCACGACCAAAGTCGTTTGGAACGTCAGTGTCGGTTGCAACACCTTCTTCAAAGCGAAGCGGTCCCTTATTACCTGGAATGCTCGGAGCCATTGTACGCTCAAACATAATTTCATTACGTGCTTTTTCAGGCATCATAGGGGCTGGTGATACTGTCATATATACTCCTCGTAGATAAGGGTTTCTTTCAAGAATACCACTAATTAAAAAACGGGTTTTCGCCAACTTGAACAGTAGGCATAGTATCATGTACCGTCATAGCGCATGCGAGAGCCAGTGAATCTGGATAATCATCAAATGCACCCTTCTCATTAGGCGCTTCTGCCAGCATATATGGACCCCGATATACCTTTTCCAAGTCATTCATTTGCTGATTAAATCGCTTCCAATTCCTAGTTCTACGGGCTTTAGAGTGCCCAGGAATAACTAACTGCTCTCGTTGGATAAGTTCAGTTAAGTGAATCCAGCGCTCATTTTGTGCTTTTGAATCAGAACTCATTGCTAGTACTTCAATGTCAGGTAGGAGTATCTTTAGTCGTTCAGCAACTGCGCCACCAACACCTTGAGAGTCTACGCCTATGCGGAACACATCATAATTTCTTAAAAAGTCAATAATTTGAAAGTATTGGCTTTCCCATTCCTCATTGTTAATTTCCAACCAGTTAAGGATTCGGTGCTCGTAAAACCCAAAAGGATCTGCATGGTCCCAGTCAACCCAAAGTACGGTTACAACCGTAGAGTCATTTGATCTGGCAACATCAATACCCACCACTACTGGGGTTCTCCACCACTGTTTAACTAGTGGCATTGACGTGTCATACAGCCGTTCCATGCGCTCTTCAGTAACGAACATACCCTTTTCAAGCATCCATCGGTTACAGTACGACATCTGAAACTCATCAGAGTCTTCACCAATTCGCAACTTTTCTTTAGAAATAAACTTTCCGTAGTTTGCATTGTACTTAGAAGCAATACGGTGATCGTACTCAAAGTGGCAGTCTCGTATGTTTTTCCTACCCTGAGTGCTTCTACGCTTGTTGTATTGGATCATTTTATAAAAATAAGATTTAGTTCTAGATGCTGTTCCAGTGAGCATGATGCTTCCGTTGTTAAACGCCAACATCGGCTTGATTGACTTGGTAATCATAAACTCATCGGCTTCCTGAGCCTCGTCAATAAGCACAAAGTGGTAGGTCTTTGACTCAATCTTTGCCTTTGGGTTACAAGTCTGCATTCGGCAGATAGAACCAGAGCGCTTCATGGTGATGATTTTTCCCTTACCACGAGTACCACCAGAGGTAGCCTTGTCATCAATCTCTGGATCTAGCAAGAAATTCATAGCATGCTCACTAGTTAAGCGACTAACAATACGACTAAACACTGTGTCTGCCTGATCTTCCGTAGGAGCAAACACCCCAACCCAGAAACCTTTTTCAAACTTAGATAACCATGTGGGATAAACTTTGGCAAGTTTTGGCAAGATAACCATCTGCGCCGCTAATACGTTAGAGAGAACTTCTGATTTTCCGCTTTGGCGAGTTGCTATAAGTGTAATCTCTTCACCGTCACCTAAGACAATAGATTCAATAATTCGGTAAGCAATCGGGATTTGATAAGGGAAGAACTCAACATCACAAAACTGTTCTGTAAATAAAACTAATTTTGTAACTAACTGGTCAACAAATTCAGCAGAGGTCTCATCAAGTTCCTCGCCAATATCTTCAGGTAATAACTCAGATTCTTCGTCAATTAGGGCTTCAGCCATACGTACTAGGCTACACCATCCCCAAAATCAAACTGTAGTTGATCTGGGTTTGGTAAACGGGGTCTGTATAACTCTTTCATTTCAGCCAACTCATCCATTACGTTCTCTACTTGCAATATGAAATCGTACATATCCTCAGTATTAGCAACCAATTGGTAGTTAATCCGCTTCAGCAACCCATGATGGGGAAAGGCGTTAATCCGATAAGCAACTTGTTGAGCAAGGGTAATTGTCTTATCCATCTTAATTTCTTCAGCGGATCTCATTTAGTTGTCCTGCTTTCTAGTTCTGCCCAAATTACTTGTAATGCCTCTATGCAATCCCGTACTTCACTAGACGGAGAACTCTTGTATCTCCAACCATCAAAGGAAGAACCAAGTGACATAATGGTTGTATCCATCCAGGTGTACAAGGATGGTGTATCTAAACGAGATGCTCGCTGTTGCGCTTTACTAATAGGTTGGTTGTCCAAACCAACTAACGTTTTTTTGAATATACCTATCGCCATGTTGTAATCTCCCTGACTGTTGTGTCTAACACTCGGCCTTCTATTGCTCTGAGGATACCATCAGTTTCATTCAATGGTTCTTGTCGGCGGCAAAAACCAAACTGTAAAAGGTATTTCCCCATCTTAATTTGTGGACCTTTTCCAATTCTCCAATGCCCGCCTAATTCCTTAGTCCAACCTATGCATACTTTTGGCGTACTGCTAGTGGCTGTATCCCTAACAATCCAATAGATACGCCCAACCCCGTGAACAATATTTAAACCCATTGGGTTAGTCTAACGCTTCTAAGTACCCCAATCAAATGGTAGTTGGTTTTGGTCTTTATTTTGTTTATTAATTGCTGGGAACCCTTGATCTTGTTGCTGCTGGCTGAATGCACCATGTTGAAACTTTGCACCAAGTGGTGTTGCTGACGGACGAGAAAAGTGTGTTGCATCAGACTTAACATACCCACCTGTCATACCGCCTGTGTTAAATGTCTTACCTTTAGATAAAGCATCATAAAAGTTAATGGCCTGATATACGGGAACATTATTGAACACATACTGGGTAGGGTTTTTTCTTCCTGCCTTGCCACGGAAATCCATGTAAATGTCACCAATTAACGTATCTGGGTTAAAGAAGTATTGGACAAATGTAAACCGAGTACTGTCTTGTCCGTTCGTGTTTTCTCCCAACATTTCATCAGTGGCATTATCAATACCACCACTGGCAGCAGTCCACGGGTCAAAGTTTTCTTCTTTATTAAAGAGCGCTTCTTTAGTTTTTTCATCGGCATATGAAAAAGCCTGTAATGAGTCCTGCACACGGGCTTTGCCCATTGCTCCTAAACCTCGTGCTCTAGCCATGCACTAATTATAGATTACTTCCCTAAGAAGCAGTTTATTACCTTTGTGCCCGTACAGCCCTTGCGATTCCTTCTTCAAGGGATATCTTTGGGGTGTAGAAAGACAACATTTTTGTAGGGTCGCAAACGCGATATTGGACACCTTCTGGTGCTCCAATTATCCTTTCAAACTCAGGAGAGTAACCGCATTCAGTTGCTACTAAAGTTGCCAAGTCATTAAATGAGGTGACTCGCCCAAGCCCTAAATTTACTGGACCTTGTATGTCTTGTCGCACGGCTTCTAATGTTGCCGCAACAACGTCTTCCATATGTATGAAGTCTCTTACTTGATTACCCGAACCCCAAATTTTAAATGGATTTGCTTTTTCAACACCACGTTTAATAAATGACGGGAAAGGGTAGTCAAGCGACTGGTCCTCACCATACCCAGAAAACGGACGGAATATATGGACTCTCAGCCCTTCTTTTTCTGCATAACTTGCAAGCATCTCTCCAGTTAGTTTTGCCCAACCGTATGTGTAGTCAGGAGATTGAATGTTGTTTAAATCAATATCCGACTCAGTTAGGTGGTGAGTAGAACCATAATCTTGCAATTTAATTGGATAGGCAGCCGAAGAAGAATAATAAATAATCCTTCCTGGTTTTGTTCTTAACGCCCACTGAAACAATTCAGAATCAATTGCGAGGTCTACTGCGACAGACAACGGCTCACCCTCTATGGTTGCTCGCCCTCCAACAATTGCCGCTAAGTGAACAACGAGGTCAAAGTGTGTTTCATCTGTTGCAAAAAACTTACGAGCATCTATTCCGTTTTTTATGTCTACACCTGTGATGTCGTGACCATCAAGCGCTTTGTGGAAATATCCCCCAACAAACCCTGCATCGCCAGTAATAAGAATTTTCATTTACATCCCCACATTCCATATATGTATGGTTCGCCAAATACTGTCGTGTCCAGCATAACAAAAACATCTGGGGTCCACCCAGCATTCTTCAGAAGCATCTCAACATCTTGCTTACCCCAAGCCCAATAGTGCTCATCGTTCGTGTCATACCAAGCATCAATTGGAGTTGAAAGGACCAGTGTTTGTGATTTACTTCTTATTAAGTTTAGGACTGAACTTGGGTCTTCAACATGCTCAATACTTTCTGAACAAATATACAAGTCTACATTTTCAATCTTTTTTAAATTAACTTCCAACGAACCAGAGTATTCATAGCCCTCTGCATAATCACCAAGTATGGTCTTCTCAACATCCAATGCTTTGGCAATTGCACCATTACCACAACTCAGATCAGCAACTGATTTTGCCTCTGCTTGATATGCCATGTCCTTAGCAAGTTGTATTGTCATGTTTACACGAATACCATGCCCTCGCCCATAGATTGCATGGTCGTGTGGTGTGGTGTATATTTCTGCTAATTCTTTAGCAGTATAAAACTCCCGTAACTTCTTTATCACCTATGGACCGTCATGTCATGACCACGGGTTTCAATTGCGCCTACTGCTACAGGGTAATGTATTGCTTCACAATCTTCCCGTACATACGTTGGGATGTGTAGGTAGTTAAGAGCATCGTGATGGAAACATGGGTCATCTGACATGTTCGCATCAAGATCCCATCGCCAGCGAATACCAGAAAACACAGACCTTGCTATAAAAATTGCAGCGGCGGAAGCCATTGCATTCATTACTGGGTATGGGTATGCCTCAACATATGGACCACGTAAGCCGTATGTAGAAATGTACGGAGCACACAATGGGTGATCCATTTCAAGCATCCTTGGAAGAATGTCATCAGGTGGCATACAATCGGCAGCCATAAACAAAAGATGTGTGCACCTTGGGTCTGACATTGCAAAATCGTTGACGAGACTCTGTCCCGCAGTGATATGTCGTATACGATTTTTGGTGGTGACTTCAGTCCTCTTGTCGTCTAGTGAGTATGTCCAGTATGTGCCACCAATGGCTTCAAGGCGTTCAATAAACGGTTTAAAAGGTTCTAAACCACGAGCGTCTACTTGGATCGCTGCAAAGTATGTAACGTCAGTCCAATTTCCAAACTGTTGATATTTTTCTTTTACCTGTTCTGCATTTTTCATCCAAGAACCCCAGTGGTCCTCATTGTCCATTACAAATGCTGCAAGTGTTGTTCCTACGACTATCATAATTTCGCTATCCTCTCCATAACTTCATTCCAATCCGATCCACGAACTTCCATTGAAAATACATCTCTAACTATTTCATAATTTACAATTGCTTCATCTTTACGCATTTGTGGGTTTACTAATTCTCCTAAATGATAAGCCCACTCTTCCTTACTATTTGCAACCCTACCAACCCCTAACTCAGCAAGGTATTGGTATTCTGGTGCTTTAGAGGCAATGAAAGGTACGCCAGCAGCAGCATACTCTAAACCTTTAATAAAGGATTTGGCATGGTTAAAGGGAAGATCACTAAGAGGTACAATACCAATATCTATTGGGGGAAATAACTTTGGATAATCTAAGATTGGAGCCATCGGCATAGTAGTGCAACGTGCTTTTGGAAGACCAAGTTGCTCATAGGCATAAGGTGCATCTGGGGTATGACCTGAATGGTGAAACTTTAAATTGTGTTTAGTAAACTGTTGGTGAATGTGGGGGCGCAGTGTTTCTAAATCCCCAGACCTCCAAGGTGTTGCACCCACCCACCCAACTACAGGTTTGTATTTTGCCACATCTTTACGGCGGGTCCACCTAGCAATATCTATTCCATTGCGAACCAAGAACACATTGTTTCTGCGCTTTGAATAGAAATCGTATAGAAAGGGGGTAGAAGTAATTACTGCATCTGCTTCATAAATCATTTTTATGTAATGGTCACGATTGTTTTCAGGATCACGCAGAGGGTCAGTGCTGACATATGCACGGTTATTTTCGTCTAACCCCTCAAAAAAGTCATCAACGTCTACAACAATGGTTTGACCAAGTGCCTGGGCTTTTCGGACATGCTCTGTAATAGATTTACGCATAACCAATTTAAATACAAGGATATTCCAACCATGTACGGCTTGGTCTTCTTTAATAATTTGACCGTAGCCATATTCTTCATGCCAGCGTGGGAAGCCCATACTGACCTTCCACCCAAACTTCTCTAACTCTTTCATAGGTAGCAAACAGCGGTACCAAGCGCAACCGTTAGGTTGTAATGGTTTTGTTCCCCAAGCCCAATCGTATGTTAAAAATGAAATTGTTTTGTTTTGCATGCACACTCTCTACTCGTTGTCATCCCCTTTTGCAAAGAGTGTAGCGCAGTGTACAACCAATCCAAGTATTGTTATCCAAACACCCCAAGACAGGGTGTCACCTGACAGGGTGATAAGAACCATCCCCGTTCCTGCCAGAGTCCAGGTCAAGCCATGGATTTCAGATAAAAGTTTCTTCACAATGCTCCTTAACGATTTGCCCTATATAGGGGTACCTCTACCTACCTACGGCTTGTCTACGGGGCTCCTAGAGGGCTCTACGTGGATTGTGGTGATGTTATGTACGCCTAGATATGACTGGTGCGGGTAGTATAAATGATACCGTAGTTATGGCGATGATAACTCTTCGCTCACTGACAGGTATCCCTGATCCAATTGCGGTATAGGTGTCAAAAACACCTTCGTAGATATTTAATTCTTCCTCAAAAGATTCCTTAACGGGTTCTGGGGCATCTTGCACAGCGTCAACAATGGCAAGACCATCTTCTGAAGTTACCGCTGAAGCCACAATTGCGTCAAAGACTTCAGTTGCCTGCTCTCCTGAAACGCTTTCTAGCACTTTGGCGCTCGTCGCCAGTTCGGTGGCTTGCCCTTCACTTACTCCACCTTCTTGGGAAATGACCAAATCCACTACTTGAGCAACCTGATCGTTTGTAATGGTGGCGTTTTCAAGAACATTAACCACTTGAGCAAACTTGTTATCAGAAATTTCAGGTGTCAAAATAGCGTCAAACGTCTGTGTCAAAACCTCATCAGACACCTTTTCATCAAAGATAGCGTTAATAACAGTACTGAACTCTCTATCGTCAAGTGGGCTATTAAGAATCTCTTCAACAAGGGCAACAGTTGCCTCATCGGATAGGTCGCCGTCAAAGGCAGCAGTAAAGACCGCTTCTAGTTCTGCGAAAGAAAGACCAGAATCCAGAAGGTTCTCAACGATTGCTCCCATCTCTTCTACGCTCGCTTCTGCGCTAAAGACGGTATCCATCACAATTGTAAGTTCTTCGCTTGAAAGTTCAGAACTCAGCAAAGAAACTAAGACTTCAGAAACTTGCTCGGTATCAGATGTATCAGCAAGTACAGCATCCATCACGGTGGAAAACTGCTCCGTTGAGAGGTCGGCGCTCAAAAAGTCATCAAGTGCAACCATGATCTCTTCTGTTGAAGCGTCAGACGTAAAGGTGTTTTCAAGGATGTTATCTAGTTCTGTTTCTGAAATAGTAATATCTATGACTGGTTCAGTAGTTTCTGGGTCAACAAACGGTAGCGTAGCGGGTGGATAAACGGTAGTGTTCTCTGTTATCGGATCAGGTAACACCTCTTCAGGAAGGTCAGGAAATGTCTCTTCAAGTTCTATTTCAATTGGTTCTGTCTCTACTGGAATGGGTTCCGTATATGGTGGTATTACTACTGGTGTGGGTTCGGGCTGAACCTCTACAGGTGGTTGGACTACTGGTGGTATTTCGGGTTCTGTGGTGGTTGTGGATTCAGGCACCGACGAGGTGGTCGTAGATGTTGTCGTTGTTGACTGTTCTGGCATGGTCGTTGTTGATTGGGGCAATGTTGTTTGGGGTACGGAAGAAGTAGTTGTAGTTGTAGTAGTCGTAGAAGTGGTGGTTGTAGTAGAGGTAGTAGAGGTAGTAGAGGTAGTAGAAGATGTAGTTGTAGTATCAGGAATTGTGGTAGTCGTAGAAGATGTAGTTGTGGTTTCAGCAAGACCATTCCACAGAGATAAACTGCTAATCGTAAGGTGACCAGGCTGACAGCATGTGTCTATGGAGTATTGACGGAATGTGAAAACGTCACCTGCTTGAACGGGGACAGACATAGTTCCTGACGAGTTGTTGTTTTGTGTAATCAACGTGTAACTACCATTGATGCCATATTGTGGTGGGTCATACACCCAACCATCATTGGTTTGGTATGCCCAATTAAAATCAATTATGCCTACATTGGCAGGGATTGTAGTTTCAATCTTGACCCAGTTCGGACCACTACAACCATTTGAGTCAGGGCCGTGCAAGATGATGCTGTTGTTTACAACTTCAACTGATCCACCACAATCCCGTGACTGGCTGTATGTCCACTCACCAAGCATGTCGGCTTTAGCAGATGAGTTAAAGGGAGCGATCCAAGCAAGAATCGCTACAGGAAGATATATCCAAAACCCTTTACGAAGTTTAAGCACAGACCATTATAGTCTCTTATTCTTTTACCATTTTTTTAATGGACAAACAGCGTGTTTTAGTTTTACTTTTGCTGCCATAAAACAGCCACACTCCTTACACTGCTTAGTCACTTTTAAAAAACTAGGACATTCTAAACAAATAGCATACCTATCAGTGGCTTCTTGTTCATCTGCCCGTGCCATATTTGGGTTTACTAAATCCCAAGGACGAGTGTCACCTAACTTCTTTTTGTATTCTTGCCATGCGTTCACAAGGACTCCGATGGTTGCTGAAAGCCAGAGCCGTCATGCGTCCAACCAAGAGTCACAGTATTAACCTCTTCTTGTGACATTTCTATAATTTTTGGGTCTGAACGCAATCCAGCAACTAAGGGTATGTGTATATTTCCGCCCACAGAAAAATGACCTGTAAAGTCTCCATCAACAATCACTCCAAAATGGACCATATTTAGCATTGCTTGTTGTATTACTGGGTTAACCGACATATCTTGTTCAAGTTCATTCATACCTGTAGGCTAGCACCCAAAACCAGGAAATATCCAAGCATCACAAACAGTAACAACAGGACAAGCACAGTTACAAGGGTCACATGCGGCAGGGGAACAGCGACCATTATAAGCCACACAGTTTCTGTAAGCAAGACCACCAGGGAAACACTGAGTTTCCGTTACAGGGGACGCATTACAGGACGTACACAAAGGTGCGCCAGCACATGGATCAACTGGCGGTGGTGGTGGTTCTCCTCCTCCTCCACCTCCACCTCCACCTGCTGCTGCAGGAGTAACACTATTAGAGGAAACCGAAACGGTATTTATTCCGTAACCGCTGACTGTCGTCACGGTAAATGTATAGGCAGTTCCATTACTTAAACCAGTTATTACTATAGGGGATGAGGAACCACTTGCCGTAAGCGCACTTGGGGAAGAAACTACTTGATAAGTTGCTACGCCTTTTCCGTCGTGTGCAGCAGCAGTAAAACTTATTGTTGCTTGACCATCCCCCGCAGTTGCCGATATAGAAGTTGGTGCGTCTACAAACTTTCCGCTAGATGCGGTATTTCCATAAATCACGAAGCGCTCAAATCACCAATCAAATACCAAGTGTCTGCTGTGGTGGTTTTAATTAGAGTTGCAGATGAGTACCTAGCACGTAGGTATACTCCTGGCGTTGCCAGAAGTGTAGTACCTGAAACAGTAATTTGTGTTTTTCCTGTTCCTGCTTGAATAATTGTAATCTGTGAACCAGGACTTAAAGTTAATTCATTAGAGACACGCACAACATTAGCGCTGCTAGAAGTCATTTCAATTATTTTGTTTTTATCACTATTATCTACAATGTGTAAGGCAGTAGAGTTAGTGACAATAGGTGAGTCCATATTGCTAGCGACAATTGCCCAAGAGTTGGCTTCTCGCTTAATCAACTTCATTGAATCCCATTGACCAGTAAGTAAGGTTTGACCACTAACCCCATTAAGGGTTACACCACCAGCAGTAGTTACCGATACAGTTCCAACCCCCGTTTGTAGTAGTTCAATAGTGTCACCAATATAGAATGGGGCAGTTGAGTCGGAAGGAATGGTTACTGTAATTGGGTTTATATTATTTAACTCTACTATTTTAGATCTATCTTCCAGCACTAATGTGTAAGTCGTATTAGTTTGTGTGTTGATAGGTGTGAATGTGCCAATTAACCCTCTTGTTGCACTATTCTCAGATAGACGAGAAATCACGATATTTCTGCCCCAAACATTGAAAAGGACAAGTTTGCGCTAGAAGCATAAACAGTCACAACATCGGTAGCAGCCAAGGTAATACCTAGACTAAGGGTAACGGTGTCTTTAGCCATAATAACAGCATCAAAAATTATGTAGTGTAGGTTAGCCAACGTTGTTCCAGCGGGGCGAACGGCAACACGGTAAGTTGCTGATGCAGTGCCACGATTGCAGATAGACAGAGTTGAAGAAACAATTGACTTTCCTGCACCTACGGTCAAGATGTCTGTATTAGTGGTGGCTGATGGTGCGGACTGGGCTAAAACTTTATATGCTTGGGCCACGGGCTCTCCTTAAGGATTGTAATGCCCCATTTTACCCTAAATAGAGGGTAGGGATTAGTTAGCGGGAGGAGGAGGCAAAAGTTCTACCCAAAAGATTGTGACACCATTCCGAACCATTTGTTTCGTGTTCGTCAGCAACCACAACAACTTGAACAACAATATTGTTTTCATCTATTTGAGCAAAATGAGCCATTACGCAACCACCAAACTTGTAGTACCTGTGCTTGTAAACTCGTGAACAGTGTATGTTGTGGCACCAGTTGGTCCAACAGTTTTTGTTCCACCAGTAATTGTATATCCAGCACTAGAGGCAGCAGCAGTTAAATAGCGAACAATAACAATACCAGAACCACCAGCAAAACCATTACTGTTAGCGCCTCCACCACCTCCACCACCTGTGTTGGCGGCACCTGGTCCTCTTGTGTATGCATATCCATAATAGTCGTTAAAATAAATAGAACCATTACCACCACCGTCTTGACCAGTGCCATTTGAGTAATCTCCACCAGAACCACCACCACCGCCACGCCTAACTGATGCTCCAGTAATGGAGTTAGCCAAACCAACTCCGCCGTTTCCAGTGCCACCAGCGCCAGTTCCAGTGGTTCCTCCAGAAGCAACAGTAGTGATTGTTGCAAATGTGCTTAAACCACCAGCACCACCTATTGATGCACCGCCAGCCCCGACAACTACGGTATAAGTTCCTGCACCAAGTTCTAGTACAGGTTCAAGAGCAGCACCGTAACCATTTGTTGAACCAGCAACATTGGTTCTGTAACCGCCACCTGCACCACCACCAAATATTCCTAAACCACCACCACCACCAGCATTACCGCCACCAATAACCAAGTATTCAAACGCTATAGGTGATGCACCACCACCACGCCAATAACCATCAGCCTGAGCAGTAGGACCTCGTCCTGTACGTGGGTTAAGAGCGCCAGCACTAACGGAGCGACCACCGCTCATTGCATAGTCAATACGGCTCATGTAGTTAGAGCCTAGGCGATTACGTTAACGTACCCAGTTAAAAGGATAACATCACCAGTTCCAGCAAATGCCTTTATGGTCAACGCTGTAGCATTACCCTTCAACAATAGCCCTGGAATAATAAGATATAAACCGTTTTCGGCTTTAACCGTGTACTCAATGTTGCCATCTGCGGCAGTAGCCGTACCCCATTCAAGAGTTAACTTGACATCAGTACCAGATGTGTTGTTTGCATAAATCCAAACTTCATGTAGGTGGCTTGTATTTGTTGGACCAGTGTGAACCGTAACTGTCGCTGATGTAGACGTACCAGTTACTTTAACGGCTTTGCCATCGGTTGACCCACTAAGAATTGTTTTGCTAAAAGTTGCCATAATTTCTCCTAATTAAATATTCTGTTGTTTAAAACTACTTGGTCATCTTCCCAGCCAGTAATCTTTGTTGCTGCAATAGCCGCCGAAGCATTAATATCTGCGTCCACAATCGTACCATCAGCCAACATGGTGGATGTAATTGTGCCAGATGGAGCGCTGAAGGTGCCCGTAAACGAAGCATTGTTGGTAGGGGCTTTTGCGTTGACCTGAGTTTGAAGAGCCGAAGTTACGCCATCAAGATAACTAATCTCTGTAGCAGAGACATCACCAATAGACGTGGTAGACGGGAGCACTACGGTTCCCGTAAAAGTTGGAGCGGCAGTTGTCGCCAACCCAGTAACTACACCCGTATTGCCGTTTACCGAAGTAACGCCACCTTGGTAGGCAAGGCTGTTCCATGCGGTTGAGCCGTTACCAAGTTTGAGTTTCCCTGTGTCAGTTTCGCCACCCAACTCACCAGAAGCAAGAGTCGGGTTAGCCGCAGTCCAAGCCGCCGCCGTATCCCTACGAATCAATATTCGTCTAGTTGTCATGAAGCATCTCCAATTAGGGTCACGTTGGGATTAAACGTATAACTACAATACCATCTGCACCACGGCTTGGTGCTGCTGTTCCAGATGCGCCACTTCCGCTATTTGCTGCTGGGTCTGGTCCACCATCGTTGTTATTGTACTTTCCATAACCACCAACACAGTAAGTAACTGAAGAACCAGTGCGAATAGAGTTTGCACGACCAGCGCCACCTGTTTGTCCTGCGTCACTGCCTGCACCGCCTGCTCCACCACCACCACCGCCAGCATGGTAGTTTCCTGGAACATGGACACCATAACCGCCAACATTAGTGTTTGGGCCAGAAGCGCCACCACCAGGGTCAGTTCCACCACCGCCACGGCTTCCTCCGCCACCACCCGAACCACCAGTTCTGCCGCCTGTGGATGCAAAACCGTTCGGGTAACCACCGCCACCACCACCTTGCGCTGAGTACAAAGAACCAAAACTGCTAGGGCTTCCATCTGACAGTGCGCCAAAACCACCACCACCGACGGTTACCGTATATGTTCCTGCCGCCAACACATAAGAAGATACCTCCCGCATAGCCCCAGCACCACCGCCTCCACCACCATAATTATTACCTGTATCTTGACCTGCACGCCCTCCACCACCGCCAATTATGAGCATGTCCACAGTCTTTGGTTCAGTTATAGTAAAAACGCCAGATGATGTGAATGAGTGCACTTTGTACGTTGAATACACGGTTATAATACCGCCAGTAGAGTCAAAGCCTCCGCCAGCCCAATAAGCAGCGGCTTGTGCTGTAGAACCACGGTTGCGTCGTGGATTGAGGGAGCCGCCAGAAACAGACCTACCACCAGAAACGATTTTGTTCAAATTAATCATGTGTATTTACCTAATTAACTAAAATATCTGAGAAGCCAAAATGATTTGGTCATCTTCAACGAAACCATTAGGCATTGTAACAGTACCTGTAAATGTTGGGGAAGCAAGTGGTGCTTTAAGATCAAGAGCAGTTTGTTGAGCAGTAGAAACTGGTTTATTTGCATCACTTGTATTGTCTACGTTACCAAGCCCCACCATACTCTTGGTAATACCAGAGACAGTTCCTGTGAAGGTTGGGTTGGCGGCAGGGGCAAGTCCAGTGACAACACCAGTTTGACCGTTTACAGAAGTAACATTATTTTGGTAACCCAAACTATTCCACGCTATTGCGCCTGTACCAAGTTTAAGTTTTCCTGTATCGGTCTCGTGTCCGAACTCACCAGCGGCAAGCGTTGGGTTGTTTGCGGTCCAGTTCGCAGCCGTGTCACGGCGAATAAGAATGCGGCGGTATGCCATTATGCGCTCCCACCATCATCTACAAAGTAATCATTAAGTGGGGTGTCAGAGAAACCGCTATCAGAGATAGTTTGTGGGAAGCGCTTCCAAACACCGTCAAGATAGCGCCAAACCATACCTCCAGCGACATATTCATCTCCAGAAGATGGTGAGTTAGGGAAATCAATTGGTGCGGGCATTATGCAACTACCAAACTGCTTGATGCTGTGAATGTGTGAACCGTGTAAGAGCCAGAGGTTGTGATAGTCCCACCTGTTGCAGAACCATCTGCCGTGAGGTAGCGAACAATGACAACACCAGAACCTCCAGCCTTTCCACCATTTCCGCCGCCGCCTCCACCACCAGTATTTGCTGTACCAATAGTGCTGTCAATAGTTGAGGGAGATGTTATGTAACCACGACCTCCGCCGCCATTACCACCCGCACCATCAGTTCTTCCATAGCCTCCACCACCACCAGCATAAAATGTGGAAGTTCCAGTTATTGAAGAAGCCACCCCTACGCCACCAGCACCTCCTGTTGAGTACCCAGAACCTTCTGCCGAAATACCAGAAGTTGCACCAACTCCTCCAGCACCGCCGCCTCCGCCTCCGCCGTCTACCGAAGCAGCGACACGACCAGTTCCTCCTGCATACCCTTCAACTGGGGTGTATGAACCTGCATTGCCAGTACCCCCACCATAACTAGCACCAGAACCACCACCGCCACCGCCAGAGCCACCAGATGCTCCAGTGTTTGCATTACCACCACGACCACCACCAGTAGCAGAAATTGAATTAAATGTAGAGTTTGCACCACTGTTTTGTGCAGAACCACCAGCGCCAATTGTTACTGAGTAGGTGACTCCAACAGTTAATGTTGCCGTACTTGTGCGAAGACCACCAGCACCACCGCCACCCATAAATCCGCCACCGCCGCCAGCAATAATTAGGTACTCAATTGGCAACGTTGTTGCATAAGAGATTGGTTGCCAAGCAGAACCATTGAAAACACGCAACTTGTTTGTATCAGTCTCATAAATCATTTGTCCTGCATAAGGTGATGCAGGGCGAGTAGACGAAGTACACACACCAGGTTTGATAATGGATTGTGCGCCGACAACAGAAGATAAAGGCATCAGATACCGCCCAATAACAGTTGTGCTTCTTCAGCGGTGATACCTAAACGGTCTAAGACGATTTGACGGGCAACGGCTTTGGCGGCTTGCGCTTCGGCTAGTGCATTGACTTCATCTTGCATAATTTCATATGCGGTAATCTCTTCTGCGTTCATGTCACGGTCTGTCACGGTGTCACCGTCAATGATGCGTATTTGTGGTGTTGTCATGTCATGCCCTAACTAAGTGCATATCCGTAAATATTTACGGTTCCTGTACAAGTGCCGCCACTAGAGGTAATTGTAAACGCCGTGTAACTGGTGGAGTCATCAACAAATCCTGCGCCTATAGCGTTATCTGCGCCACCAGCAGTATTGGAATCTATGCCTGATACTTGGAAAAATGTTCGTAGCGTAAGAAATGGGTTTTGTACATTCACGACTGTGCCACCACCAGTTGTTCGCGCCCTAATACCCCTGTTGATGCTTGAACCATTATTTAGCCCGTAACCAGATACCGTACCATTGTTAGCAACGCCAATAAACCCACCGTAGTAGCCAGTCGTTGTACTGCCAAACGTAAGAAGTAGTGAGACAGTTGCCACAGAACCAACAAGATTAGAAAAAACAATTTGATATGCGTCATAGGTAGCGCTAAACACGTTGCTAAAAGTCGTAGCACTACCAGATAGTGTTCCCCCACCAACACGCACAACCCCTGGCGTAACGGGGGCGGCAGGTGCCGTGGTTCCAGTCTTGTACACCCAAGCAGACGAGTCATACACAGCAACCTTGTCCGTATCAGTCTCGTAAATCATCATGCCGTCAAACGGGTTAGCAGGGCGATTAGACGACGTGCATACTCCTGGTCGGAGTCCTTGTGTGGTAGCAGAAATGGTCACTTAGATTCCTCCAAGCAATAGTTGTGCTTCTTCAGAGGTGATACCTAAACGTTCAAGCAATTCTTCACGAGCAATTACCTTTGCGTCTTGCGCTTCCGATGCTGCTTTGCTCGCAGACTCATCAATGGCGGCTTGAGCCAATTCTTCAACCGTCAAATCACGCTCAATGGTTTCGCCTGTTGCCGCATTGTAAATGTGTGCTTTTGCTGTTGTCATAAATGCCTAACTGTTTACTATTCCGTAAACACGGATAGTTCCGCTCAGTGTGCCAGAGGTGTACGGCACGAGTGCTATGCCGTCCACGCTGGTTGTAGCATTGTAATTTACCGCACTAAAAAAATGACGATAATCGGCGTTTGTGCAACCAGCAGCAGTAATATTGCCTCTAGTTGATACAGCAGCAAATGGGTTGGAAATCCAAAACTGTATATTTTGTGGATTGGTTGATAGTGTAGTAACCAAATCACCGTACCAGAAACTAGTATTTGTTGTACGGCGAATAAAAAGCGAATCTGTGGTGTTTGTATTCAACTGTCCTGCTTGCGAATAATTAGAGGCAGTAATAGTTGAACCAGAAGCCCGCAAACGCATAGCCCAAAAATCCTCAACGCTTGCTGTAAAATTGGATACTTGTACTAAATAGTTTTGGTATGTTGCGCTAAAAACGCTGTCCACATTTATGGAAGCCGAAGTAGTTGCAGTAGTCCCACCCAAGTACACCATCGCTGGATTTATCGGTGCAGCAGTCCCAGTCTTGTACACCCAAGCAGACGAGTCATATACAGCAATCTTATCTGTGTCAGTCTCATAGATTACTTGACCATCATACGGTGACGCAGGACGAGTAGTGCTAGTGCAAACCCCAGGCTTCAAAGAGCCAATACCGTAGCCAGCGTCAAGTCCCATTTAAGCCGTTTGTTTTTCCCAGCCAACGGCGGTAACCGTAACTTTGGCGGCGGTATCTGATAATCCTTGTAATGTCTCACCAGCCGCTAGAACAATGGCGGTATCCCAAATCATCACGTCATTAGCGCCAATAGGGAGGGCTGACATTAGACGGTTTGCCGCTGTAGCCGCAGAACCAATAGCCAAAGTGACCGTGCGGTCAACGGTATCCGTGTTACAAATAACAATCTGTTTAATGATGTCAGCGTACCCTGTAGCGGCTGTAGCAATAACTGTGGTCGTTGTTCCTAGTTGGATTGGGCCACCGAGTCGTGATTCGTTTCTGTCTCCGATAGCCATTTACGCTCCTATAGTCATTGTCATAATTGCGCCTTCGGTTGTAGTAGACAAGCCTCCCGAGGGTGGTATGTCTGCCCATTTTACTCCAGCGGCGGCAGACGAGTCAGCCATCAGTACATAATCGTTTGTTGCACCTGTTGCTAACTTTGCCGCCGTTATAGCGTTAGTAGCAATTTTATCAGTAGTGATAGAACCTGTGGCGATTGTTTGTTCGCCAACAATAATGACCCACTGCGTGCCATTGTATTTCCACGTAGTAGTACCTACGGTGTATTGGTCGTTGTTGGATGGTGAGTTAGGAAAATCTATAGCCATTATGCAATCACCAAACTTCCTGATGCTGTGAATGTTCTAACTGTGTATAAACCATCAGTAGTAACAGTTCCACCTGTAACAGTTTTAGTAGACAGAGAAGAAGTTAGGTAACGTATGATAAAAATACCTGACCCCCCAGCACCCCCAGAACCAGCAGCGTATGTCCAACCACCACCGCCTCCACCGCCAGTGTTCGCTGTGGCAGCCTGACCAGCGTTGTTACTGCCTGCGCCACCGCCACCTGCACCACCAGAACCGCCTCCGTCGCCGTATCCGCCACCGCCTCCACCAGCATACGTAACGGATGTTCCTGTTATTGAAGATGCTGCACCAGTTCCGCCGTTGTAGCCACTGCCAACAGCGCCTGCACCACCACCACCACCGCCACCATTGCCATTACCAGTTGCTCCATCGTAACCTTGTCTTGGTGGCCCCACTGTCCCAAGACCGCCTGCAAAACTTCCCGCTACATAGTTTTGACCACCACCTCCAGAACCACCAGCACCTGCGCTTGCCAGTGGGTTGCTACATGCGCCACGTCCCCCACCAATTGCGGTTAAACCAAAAGCAGTGGAGTTAACTCCATTATTTCCAACGCTTGTTATACCTACACCAGCACCACCAGCACCAATAACTATGGAGTATGTACCAGTTGAAGTAAGAGTAGATGTAGAAGCAAGAAGTCCACCAGCACCACCTCCTCCTGCTGTTCCACCAGAACCACTACCGCCACCAGCAACTAACAAGTAATCGTAAGAAACACCTGCTGTAGTAAACGAGATAGCAGAGGATTCCACCGAACCAGTACCCAAAGCGTTTACTGCTTTAAGTTTTACATAGTAGGTAGTAAGTGCGGCAAGACCAGTAATTGTTATTGGACTTGAACCATCTGCGGTGGAAAGCGCCGTGTAATCACCATATGTTGTACCGCCGTTAGTGGATAGCGCATATTGATAGTTGATGATTGTTGAACCACCATCAGAGCCAGGAGTGAATGTAAGAGTAACTGTACTAGCGGTAGGTGACCCCGAAACCGCTACAGAAGTTGGTGCCCCTGTTGGCACTGTTGTAATCGCAGTAATCCAAGTGCTACCATCCCATCTCTGCAACTGACTCGTGTCGGTAAGAAAAATGAATTGACCGTTGAAAGGTGAAGGAATAACCGCCGAACGGTTCGCTGTAGTAGTGACCGTTATGCCTGAAAGACCTGAAGCAAGTTTGGCCTGAGTTACTGCCCCAGCATTAATCTTGGCTTCAGTTACAGCGTTAGAAGCAATCTTTGCCGCTGTTACTTCACCTGTAGAAATAGTGTAGGAGTTAGCAGTAATTAGCCCCCAAGTGGTGCCGTCAAATATCCACTTCTTTCCACCTGACGTGAAAGAATCATTTGTGGCTGGAGAGTCAGGAAAATTAATAGCCATACTAAGATATTACTAGGCTTCCTGATGCAGTAAAGGTGTGAATTGTGTACGAACCAGAAGTTGTTTTAGTTCCACCAGTCACTCCTGTAGGGCCTGTTAGATAACGAACGATTACAACACCAGAACCACCAGTGCCGTTGGCACCACCGCCACCGCCAGTATTTGCTGTTGCATTTTTGTCGGATGCATCCCCAGTGTTGTCGCCACGCCCGCCTCCGCCAAGTCCACCTGCGTATCTACCCGCAGAACTGCCCGCCCAATCAGCGCCACCACCGCCACCCGCATAGTATGTAGCAGTTCCAGAAATAGAATATTGTTTTCCAATACCACCAACAGGTCCACCTACTGAGTTAAAGTTTGCACCAACACCGCCAGCGCCACCACCGCCAGAAGCATATGGGGAAGTTGACCCAGATGTTCCTCCAGCGTTACCGAACCCACTAGTGGCGTATGTGCTAATACCGTCATTTGTCGTGGATGGTTGGGTAGGAGCGTTTGATGCATAGCCAGGGTACCAACTGCCACCAGAACTGCCACCAGCAGGGGCTGCTCCTTGACTATCAGCGTTTCTACCGTGACCTCCACCAAGGGCAGTCAATGTACGAGAATTTCCAGTAAATACCGAGTTGGACCCCTGTGTATCCAATGCTGTTGCTCCAGCAATCGTGACGGTATATGTCCCAGTAGCCACTGGGAAAGTTTCAATATAAATTAAACCACCAGCACCACCAGGACTTCCTCTACCTCCATTAGCGCGGGTTCCACCACCACCACCACCAGCAACTACCAAAATATCTATTGAGGATGGGGTGTCTACATGTTGTGTCCCACTACTCCACGCAGAACCTAGCCATACTTTCATTTTATTGGTATCAGTCTCAAAGATGGTTTGACCAGTAAAAGGTGAAGCAGGTTTTGTGGAAGAGGTGCAGATAGTGACACCACTTAAAGTTGATGCAAGTTTGGCTGAAGTTATTGTACTGTCAGCAATTTTGGCTGCCGTAACAGCACTAGACGCTAATTCGGTTGTTCCAATAGAACCAGCCGCCGCAACGGTTCCTGTAATTTCCCAAATCGTTCCTGACCATGTCCAAGTACGTGCACCTACCGTGTAGGTATCACCAACGCTTGGAGAGGCGGGAAAAGTAAGGGACATCTATTATTCCGAAGGAATAACGATTTCCACCCACTCTTGCTCTTCTTCGTCCCAACTGTACATACCCTCTGCTGGGCGAGCAACTGGTGCTTCCCATTCAGTGGTGTCTTCGTTAAGAGTCCAAGAAGGGAAAGGTTTGGGGGCGATGTATGCGTCCAAAGCAGAGTTGTAGGTGTAGCCAATACCTGCATAGCGGGCACGCATGTTGCCGTTGTACGAGGTCTGCTTCCATGTTCCGCCCAACAGATTACGACAGAACTCAGCGCCTACGGCCTCTGATTCGTTGCCCTCTGCGTCCTTGCAATCATCGTTAGATACCACGATGACTCGCAATACAATGTTGTCTTCGCCAATTTCAGCAAAATGTGCCATGTTAATTTCTCCTTAGAAGGTTATGCTGCCTGATGCATTAAAAGTATATATCCTGTAGCCACCTGTGGTTGCTATGGTTGGGGAACCAGTTGTTGCTGCTGCTGCTCCAAATGTGTCGGGGTAGCGAATGACTACAATACCAGAACCGCCAGCGCCATTGTATGATGCAAAAAAGTTACTAGAAAGCGTCCCACCACCGCCTCCGCCTCCAGAACCTGTATTAGCAACACCAGATGTTGCATCAACTGTATTACTACTACCACCATTGCCAGCATTAGTTCCGCCAGATCCGCCAGATCCTGTAACTACACCACCGCCTCCGCCTGACGCATAAACTACTGAAGTGCCAGTTATAGAATTGGTAATACCACTTCCACCATTTGCTGCACTACCAGCAGCACCAGCACCGCCGCCTCCACCGCCACGATTATTGTGGATACCCGCAGCACCAGCGTTTGCAGTACCGCTAGATCCCGCCGCACCTGCTGTTTGCTGACTCGGTTGGTTCGTACCACCACCGCCTCCGCCTCCAGAACCTGTGTGCGTTGTTGGTTGAGTAGCAGTTGCATTTTGATCACCACCATATCCACCTTTACCTGCTGTCAATCCAAATGCTGTTGTGTCTTCACCAACATTTCCCGCAATACCAATTGGAGTAGTTCTACTTAGCGTTCCAGTAGGAGCGGCACCACCAGCACCAACAACAATCGTATATGGACTACCTCCTGCTACCGCAATATTCCCAGTAAGATATCCGCCAGCACCTCCACCGCCGCCAACACCTCTAGACCCAGAACCACCCCCGCCAACAAGAAGATATTCAATAGATGATGGATTGTTTGGCAGTAATACTTGTTGAAGGGTGGTTAAGTTTAACATCCCAGTCGTAGAAGTCCGCTTTGGTCCAATAGAACCACCAGGTCCTCTAGCCATTAACTAATCTCCTCATAACTACATACTGCTTCAAGGTCGGAGTTAGCAGAAGCAGTGAGGCGCAAATCATCGCCTTCTTCTAGATAAATAGATTTACTAATGACATCCAGTGTTGCATCTGCTGGGACAGAAACAGTGTGGGCAATTTCATAAGAAATAGAAGCGGAAGAACGATACAAACCAACTGAAATGTCTGCGGCATTCGTACCGTCAACGTTTGCTATGTACAAGGCGTTAACTTTGAGCACCTTATTGCTTGCTGCTGCATTTGTAACAATAGCAGTAGCCGAAGTGGTAACTTGCTGTACAGCAGTTTTACCTAAGATGGTTGTTACGTTGACGATATTTGGTGCTGCCATTTTAGCCTCCGAAAACTATTGACATTGCGATTGCTTTACCTGTTGAAACTGGAGTAGCCCATTTTAGACCAGTTGCTGTAGAAGAATCTACTGTAAGAACCTGATTGGCTGAACCTGCTGTAAGCCCACCAAGTGTGTTATCGGCAGTTCCGACAAGAAGGTCGCCTTTAGCATTAATGGTATTGACAAGGGCGCTAAATGGAGAAGCGCCAACTTCAATCCAGTTTGTTCCGTAATAAACATAGGTACCACCCGTAAGTGAGTTGAACCAGATTTGTCCAGAAACAGGTGATGCTGGGGCGGAATCTTGCACACTGGCAGTTACGCCCGATGCACCAATTTCAATCCACGAAGAATCGTAATAAACAAATGTTTGGGCAGTATCGGTATCAAACCACATACTTCCTTCAAGTGGGGATGCGGGGGCGGAAGAACTAGACACCATTCGTGCGCCCGTACCTACACCACCAACCTCAATCCATTGAGAGTCATAGTAAACAAATGTCTTGCCAACCGTAGAGTCAAACCAAAGTTGACCAGCCAATGGTGCTGCGGGGGCTGTATCAGAGATAGTTGCGCCACCAATAATTGTTTCAGGAACCCAAGCCGTACCATTCCACTTCAAGAATTGCCCAGCGGATGCCACAGAAGCAGAAACGTCACCAATGTCATCCAAGGTATTAATAGTTGGGATGGTTCCGTTCACCCAACGAGTTCCATCAAACTTTAGGAATTGACCGCTAACAGGGACGGTAAACAGAACATCAGAAAGGTCAGTAAGGTCTTCTACGAGGTCTGGTTCGCCACTTGCTTGCAACCAATGGCTATCGTAATAAATGTAAGTTTCTAGTGTTGTTGAGTTAAACCAAAGATCTCCTTCTGATGGAGAAGCGGGTGCGGTAGCAGAAACTTCTAGGCTTGCGCCGCCACCACCAAAGGATGCTGAGGCGGAAACAAACTTAGTACCATCAAACTTAAGAACTTGGTCAGTAGTCGCACCTGTTGGGTCAATCTCAATGTTGTCTACAAATAGAGTTGGTGTTTTAAAAGTGTCATCGGTGCGAAGAACATCAGCACCATCACGGTAAAGGTTTACATCTCCATTACCAGAACCAGGGCCCCAAGTAAGGCGACCGCCTGCTTCAATCTTTAAGCGAGCATATGTGTCAGCGTCAACAAATACGGTTATAGCCTCAGAACCAGCAGATGTTAACTGCTTGACAGTAATAGGTACTGTAAATTTCTGTGCCACGACCTCAATCGCTTCCTATGTTGTGACCCCGCAAGGTCTATTTGCTATTAACCTACTACAACGATGGTGTAATCGTTAGCCGAAATCGTACCGTACAGAACAACTGACAGGGTGTCTGCGTTAGAACGGGTCACATCTCCAATTACCGTAGCACCAGTTGATACTTCATAAATCTGCACGTTTACATCGGTTGTATTAAAGTTGTGGGTAACAGTGGTAGTTGAAACACCTGTACTGCTTGCGGCACAACCCTGTTTAGCAATACGGGCAAGTGCTGAGGTAGTTGTTGTAACTGCACCAGCGCTAGTTTTAATACCAAGGTTTGTACGAGCAGTTGCTGCATCACTTGCACCAGTACCACCGTCTGCAACAGCAACGTCTGTACCATTCCAAACACCTGTGGTAATTGTCCCGAGGGTTGTAATTGAAGACTGACCAACATAGTTTGCAGAAATGTCTACAGAATCAGCATTAACTGTAATGCGGTTTGTTGTACCAACCACATCAAGCGTATTTCCGCTCTTTGTGAGACCATCGCCAGCAATGACTTGACCAGCACCTGAGAACTGAACAAAGGTTAACCCTGTTGTTCCAAGAGTAATCGTGTCGTTTGTTGTAAGAACAAAACCGTTGTCTCCGTTTACTGTACCTTCAGCAACGAAGGTAAACATTCCTGTCGTAACTTTTGCTGATGTATTGGCATCAGTTGCGCGAGAGGCGGCACCAGAAGCAACCGCTACATAAATACCGTTTTCAGATGCTGTGCTCTGGTCTTTGAGGAGAACACGGTCACCAGCAACAAGTGTGACTCCATCAATTACGTCGCCTGCTTCAAGAGCCGAAGCGATTGCCACTGGAGCAACGGAGGCAACCCTTACTGAATCTTTGACATCAAGACCTTGACGAGCGGCATCAACATAACCCTTGGTGGCAATGTGTGCGGCATCTGTTGGGTCGGCAACTTTTGCGTTACCAGAGGCATCTCGCTTGACAAGTTTGCTTGCAGTTGCATCTGAGGTTGCATCTGTGAGCATCTGCCACATTGCGGCTGGCAATAGACCAGCACTATCGGTATCAGCAACAGCGAGGGTAAGAGTGATTGTGCCGTTTGATTCAGATACGGTAAGGGCTTCAGCAATACCTGCACCACCACCTGAAACAATGGTGTGTGGTAGCGAGCGCCAAGCACTGTTTGCATAAACCTTAATTGTGTCAGTCGTGGACTGGTAAATTAAGCGGCCTTCAAAGTTACCACTTGATGGGTCTGCGCCCACAACCTCAAAGGTAGCGTTAATCAGTTGATTCTGATTAAGGTCAATATTAGTTAGAAACTTCTGAGCCATTAAGTGTCCTTACGTGAGGTAGGCGTATCCTGAGAACGCTGATGTAAAGTTTACTACAACTTGTGTGGTGCTTACGTAGGTGACTTCTCCGATAACGACTGTTTTGGCGCTATCCACGATAGATACTGATGGGTATCCACCCAAAGCATGATTAATTGTCCATGTTGTAGAGGTTGTTCCTTGAGTATGTATGTGCCGAACGGAGGCTGGGTAAACAAGGTTTAATACTTGGTTAGGCGCAATCCCTGTAATGCTGGCACTTGCGTCAGTGGCAACAGTAACCGTCCCAATAGATAGAGCGTTTGGGGGGCCAGCAACGCCTGGATCGCTAACAATCAAATCTACAGTGGAAATTTCCCCAGTGACTAGAGACTCTACTGCCGCAGAATCTTGAAGAACTACTGTACTTTTTGGAGATGTAATGACAACACTGGTGTCATCATCCAGAGTTAAGACATAATCAGGCATACGGGTTCGTGGAGATGGATGCGTCTACTGAAATGGTTCCAGCGGCTAGTCGTTCCCAGTCTCCTGCCGAATCTTGGACAAATAGATCAAAGGTATGAACTCCCGCTGGAATACTGTTTTTATCAGAAATATGCATTTCTAGAGTTACTCCTGCTTTTGGAGCCAAGTAACCCCTACTATTTGCCGTAAGTGCAACAATTGTATTTTCTGCTGGAATGGATGAATACCAACGTAGATCTAGTACCGTAGTGCCAGCAGTATTCTTTGCTTGCAAGTAGGCATTAGTGACAGCCTGTAACGTGCCAGTGCTGTCTTTCCATGTAAAAGTTTTGCGGAAATCCTCATATTGTTTCATACGAAGTTCCATATATTGAGCCTCATCTCTATCAGTAACGGTGTCGCCTGTATTGACAGTAATGACCCCTTTAGTTACTTGATAGTAAACATCGTCATAAACTGCTAAGACATCATACTCTAAGTTACCAATTGGCAACTCTAGTGTTTCTGCGGCGGTTAAGTACAGGCGAACATCCCCTGATCCGTTAACCGTTGCCGTGATGCTCTTCTTAGACTGGGTAGTTGTTTGTATCTGGGCTTTAACAGCACTAGGCACCATTTTCCTTCGCCTAGTCTTACTCTTAATACAAATTATACGATCAAACGGCAAACCACGGGAGGCAGTGTAATTAACGGTTCGGGCCATTGCAACAGTTTACTACAAGGCTACTGACCTTTTTTCTTCCTTGGAAAGTCATGCCCGACCTCTAGCATCTTCTTGCGAACAAAACTTTCCATGTTTTTAACGGCACGGTGGTCTGAAGGGGTGCTTGCCATGTGCACAATTCCATCATCCTTGATACGCAGTTGAATGTGCCCGCTGTGTGTTTTATGACCCATCACTGGAGTGCTTGCTTGGCTTATACGGGAAAGCACCTCACGAAAAGGCTTATGGGTAGTTAGGGAGCGAATACGATCCTCACTAAGTGCATGTTGCTCCCAATTAAGGTTATTCTCACCAGCCATCCTTAAAGATTACTACATGCGGTGTAACAGGGTACGTTTCATCCGTGCATAGGCTTGCTCATACTCTTCTGTCTGCTCATCGGTGAATACACGAACTGCGTAGATACATGGGTCTCCACCCTGATCTAACTCCTCTTCTTCCTTATCGGAAGTGGGCAACCCATCGTGGATGTAGCAGGTTGGGTAAAGGCACCATTTATGATCAATCCCAATTGCTAACCATTCATCAAAACCCATAAGTTGTTCTGACACATTTTCTCCCTATTTTGAAACCGCTAATGTTACTTGATACTCCCCATATTCAGGTTGGTCAATAGCAGTTACCATCGCAGTCTTGAACCCTTGGGTGTGGGCTAGTGTAACAGCCTGTTCCTTTGCGTCAAGCATCTGGGGCGTAAAAATATGATAAGTGATTATCATGCCATTGTCCTATCATTAATAATCATATTTTGAAAACTTCTTTATTTTCTTCTTTTCTTTGCGATCATTAGAGGATTTACGGTTTTCTTTATGAATGTGCAAATCTTTGTAATGTCCTTCTAAGTCATCTTCCTCTTGAAGAAACTGCTTACTTAAGTTATTATTTTGATTCATATTTATTAAGAAGCAAGACTGACAACCTTTGTTCTAGTCTTTTGTTTTCTTGTACAAGGATTTGCCTAAAGCGATCCTTACCGTACTGGCCTAATCCATGTTGTTTTTTCATAACTTTAAGCATAGTATAAGTTAGAACAACCTGATAGACAGGCTGCCATCCTTTCCTCTTATGACACCTGGTCTACTGTTCTTATTTTCTTCTTTTATTTCTCTTTGCCTTACTGCAACATGATCCATGCGTTTTACGTTTACGCTCTTAGGTAATGGTGGTGCAGTTGGGGCAAGTTTTTCATAACCAGGAAGGGTGCTTTGCGTCTTTGGTGGCAGTGGTGCAGTGTAATGGGCGTGTACAGCCTGAGAATACTCTCCAACATCACCAAGACCTAATTGTTTTAAACCTTCACGGACATGGGGATGGTTCTCCACCATTTGACCTAAATACAGATGTCGGGCAGTAGTTGCGTACTTTGAGTTTTTTGCTGCTAACTTGCCAGTCTTTTCTTCTATATTTTGCCTTAAAGGCGCTAAGTGCTTGTCGGCAAGGGCATCCATATCTGGCAAAGACTCAATACCAGCCTTTCCATGCATAGCAACATGCAACCTAGTTGCTGCGTACAATGCTTGTTCGTGCCGATCTCTCCACCCTTTAAAGTTTACGCCGTAACCACCACCAGTTTTCTTAAGATCTAAAACCCGTTCATCATTTTCAATAGGGTTTAGGTAGCGCTCGTTTACCTCGTCACCACTCTCAAAATCCGTTGTTGTTCCAAACCTATCCTTATACCCATCTGCAACACCCTCAAACACAGGAGAGGTTACTACCTTACCTTTAGTAGTTGATTTGGCAGTTTCTATTTCTCGGTATCCAAGCCTTTTACCATTATATTGTGTTGTTCTAGCGCCTTGAGCACTTAGGTGATCTTGGTCTTCTTTATGACCCCATTCGTGGGTAAATGTGTTTCCTAGGTCGTGATGTGATGCAGGGTCACCATGTACGTTATATGCGTTCATTACTATTTTGTTATCCCCAGCACTGTACTGTCCAGCCCGTTTAGTGGATCGCAGTCCTTCAACTCTAATTGGGTTTTTTTCCAACATAGTTTTTGAAATGTTAGTGGATGCTATTGCTTGAGGTATATCCTTCTTTACAACCCCATATACAGAATATCTATGTAAGTTACCTATATCTGATGAGCCAATACTTGTTGCTTGTCTAATATCTTGTTCTCGTTGCTTAGATCCATACAGTGGATCATTACGAGACTGTGTTGCGGTATCTGGGTGGAAAAGTAAACCTTGTGGGTTTTTGGAGCGTGGCGTTCCACCAGACCCTCCATAAGAGTGCGTATCTTCGTAAGGGGTTGTTTTGTCATCACCTTCAAAGTAAGTATTATTAAACTGTTCTCCAAGGTTAGGCATAGGTTAATTATAAACCATTATCCACCGTTAGAGTAAAAACCCCTACCTACAAGGTTTACTGCTGGAGAAAAGTAAACAGGGCGCAATCTTTCATTACAGTCAGGACACAAGATTGTTCTTTGCTCATCGTAGATACTACGGGTTTCTTCGTGCCGATGGTCGTTTGAACACTTGTAAGCATATGTGGGCATAGACAAAGACTACTACAGACTTTTTAGATTTCTTCTTGCTCTATGTTTTCCTTTGCTACCAAGTCCAGGCGCAGGTGCAGCAACCTTTCTGCTCCCTTGATCAAAAAATACTTCACCCTCACCCTCATGACCTATTCCGATGATGTGTTCCCGAGGAACTAGGTAGATGTGGAGTTTGTTGTCTTGACCGTAGTGGTGGATGCCAAACTCTTCTTTATTTGGATTATTGCCCGTCCACTCAGGGTATATAGAACCACTTCGTATTTTGGCACTTTTAGGAACACCACCTCTGTGGGTTACTTGAACCTGATCAGGAAGGTTAACTTCATTCTTTAGATGCTGTTGCAGGTTTTGGTAGGGTTCACCACTCCTGTCTTTTGCTTCGTGTAAGTACTCTTTAGGCCACTTAGTAGTGCCATGTGACCATTGCTCTATATCACTCTCATAATCAGTACCTTCAAAGTATGGGGCATGTCCCTTTTCCCAACTTTCAGAAAACTGATCCCAATTAATACCTTCGTGTGCAGCCATTACATGCCTGGGAGTCGTGGTTGATCGTAATATTCTTTAGGTGCTGGCTGCTTTGCAGGGCGGAGCATCTGTTTAAGGAACTGCTTGCCTGCCATAACTTCTTTTTGAGGAATATAACCTTCATAAGCACCAGCCATGTCCAATACTTGTTTTGGATTACGCATAATCACGGGTGCTATATCTTCTGGTTCAGGTTCTTCAGTCCGTTCAGCATCTGTCAACATGTCAGGGTTAGACTCGTGTGGGACTGCTATACCCTTATTGACAGCAGTTTTAGACAGTGCGCTGCTAAATTTAGTTAAAGACGAGCCTGTTATCATCTGTGCATGTGGGTGGTCTTGTTGGGCTAGTGCCATGACCGTCATCATGTGGGGGCGAACACGCTTGTCTGCTCGCATACTGTCAACCGTAAGAGTTTCAGGAGTTCCGTGAAACAACTCGGTTGGGTACTTATGTGATCCAGATAGTCGGGTTGGGTAACCATCTTCACCAAAATTAGGGTATTCCTGTGCTTTTTGGTAAGTAAACTTTGCTTCACCTACTGGATGTATAGGCTTTTCATCGTCAAGGCTTGAATAACTTCCTTCAGTACCAACAACACCATATGTCCTGCGGCGCTTTGCATAACTGTCGTCAGGTACGTTTTTATAGTACTGAGCCATTACTTATCCTTCTTCTTTGCTTTACGCTTCTCTAGAAGGTATTGTGGGTCACGCTTGGTAAACCCTGCGCTTTGATGGAGTTCGTCAATAGTGATAGGCTCACCGTCTATCCAGGTATGCCCTTTAGGGTTGGTGTTAGATTTCCAACGGAATTGGGGGCTTTCGTGCCTAGGGTCCATTAATCTATTTTTCTCTCTGGGTGCTTCATTCCAGGTTTCCAACCCATACCCTCGGCATACCCAATTACTTTAAAGCCCTTTTTGCTGTCAAAACTTTGCATAACGTTACCATCAGGCTTAATAAGGTCGGGGAATGCATCGGCATCATCATGTTCCCAAGGTTCAATTTCTGACCAATCATGGGGAACGACCTTGTGAAGGTATTCACCAAACTCACTGGCATAAGTAATGTCTTCTGTAGCGTGTACATCGTCATCCCCGTCTGCTTGGGGTACTACAGACCCACCTACAGGTATCTTATTTGGTGAACCGTGATACAGATAAGGGCCAAATAGTTCTTCGTTGATATGTGTGTGTTTACGGGTCATAAGTCAAGTATAGATGGTTATAAAGAAGTGTCTGGAGAAATAACTGTGTCAAATGGGTCAGACACATCTAACCCCTCTGGATACCAGATTTTAGTGTTTGTAATATATCTTGGGCGTTCGTCTGACAGTTTGACAAAAGACTCGTCAAACACCAGCATGCGGTTTCCAGGCCAAGCGCCCACACGACCACAATCTAAACGCACAAAGTTAAAGTGTTTATGCTGATCAGGGGTTGAAGAATACATATCGTCGTAAGGCGCAGCAGTAAACATATACCTACCTGTTTCCCAGACCCCTTCTTTCATATACACCTTCACGGCTAGTTCAGACAATGCACTGTATTCATGGGTAGTGAAATCTTGCCCGTAACAACTCCATACCTGTAGGTGGTCTAAAGGGTGGTGGTGTTTAGCAGGCGTATAGAAAGTTAAAGCGTGAAGGGGGACATGTTGGACTAAAGCGCCGTTTTCTAGGAGTAGGGATACTCCCCATGCCCTATTAGGGATTGCAGATAGCCCATAGACTAAACAGGCTGTATATTCCCCAAACCCTTTTTCAAAGTTATACAGAAACTCATTCTGCACATAACAGTAAAATGGTTTAGGAATGTCTGTAATGTGCTTTGCCATTTACATAAGTATATACGGACACATCAACGGCGAACTTTTTCGTTTATACTAGACAGGTGCCAGCACAAGAGTACGTCAACAAGGGACAGTTCCCAGAGTCTAAATACCGTAATAAATTACTGTATCGTGCTGTTACCTTGCATGACCCTGAAATTACTGAGAGATTACACGCAGGAACTATTTCCGCCCCAGAAGTACTCAAACATCTAGGTTCCTCTACAGGAGTAGGAATGCATTGGGCTGGGGGCGGTCCAGACATGCTATACAGTAGTCGTATGCATGGTGCGGTAAACGACACCCCTGCCACTGTAGTTATGACTATTCACCATAACGACCAAATGACCGACAACACTTGGCATGGTGAATTTAAAGGCCAAGGAGCCACCCTTGGTGAATACCACCCAACAGTACCAACACAGGCGATAATGCACAGCATGGCGGTAGACACTGGTGACCCTACCAAACCAATGCAATGGGATAGTGACCCCCATTGGAGACCTCTTCCTGGCTCTGCTGGTCTAAAAATTGAAACATTTTACGATAGAAAACTAGATCGTAATGAATAAGCGACTTACTGCACAGCAGATCATGGATAACTACCAACCTGGAGATATTCTTAGGCATCAAGAACCTGAAGAGTTCTGGGGATACAAACTAGAAGAGGCCAAAACTAACAAAATATCTAAAGATAAGACTTTGTATCAAGATATTGAAGAACGTGGGCAGCAAAAACCAATCACCCTTGGCTATAAAGGGCTTGGTGCTCCTTCTATTTTGGATGGTCACCACCGTTTAGCAGCATTACACCACATGAACCCTAACCAGTTTGTTAAGTACCGAAGGGTAACCCCATAATGGCTGCTCACGAGTACATTAACCCAGATCAACAGACGAGATGAGATGTAATGGGCAAAATTGTTTATCACGGAACGTTGTCGGGGAAAGCCCCACATGAATTTGACCAGCCATACTTTCATGCTGGAACTAAAGAATCTGCTTTAGACAGACTTTTACATAAAAGCGAAACAACTACAGAAACTGGGGAATATGCTCCAGGATCTGGACAAATACACGCTTATGAAGTTGGGGATACTGCCCCAACATCAAGCAAGGTGTTTGGTGATCCAATGGATAGAAACCCTGTTCCAGAAGGAAACATTAAGAAAATACATAGATATGTAAACGCTTTAGAAAATGAAGGCGCAACATCTATGGTTATCCCAACAAGGTTTGTTGGAACACATGTACGCCATTTAGGTGCTCAGTTCTCCAATAATCTAGATAATGTCTTAACTAAGGCAAGCCAACATGTTGGTGCTTCAGAACAAGAAAACAAAGGCTCTGCGTTAAAGCCTAGCCAAAAACAAAAACTATCTGAAATCTATTCCGAACTATAATTGACTCATGGCTGCACACGAACACTTAAACCCTGAGCAAGTTAGGGCTATAGCAGAAGCACATGGTGATAAGTATTTTGCCAACTACAAAGACCCAGTAAAACGTGATCGTGGCTGCTGTTCTGATTATTCAGACCATTTTGGCGTACACGGTGGTCTAAAAGGGACAAAAATTAAAACATACGCCAGCGACCCTGATTATGCAAAATGGACACATGATATTAATGTTGTCCCAACAACACAAGGACCTTACGCATTAGATTTTACATACCTACAATTTGATAAAACAGCAAAAATGCCACATTTTGAACCATTACATGAATATACTGCACGAATTAAGCAGAAATACCCAGAAGCAATTGATAACCCACCTGATCCTCCTGCAAGGTCTTTTATTAAAGACCTCTACCCAGACATGAATTGGGAATATAAAGGCCCAACTAACGAGCACGGCAATTGGTAATTGCCCTTTAGACGGCAAATTTTTCACCACCCACAGCCCAAATAGCCCTATACTTGAAACCATGGCTAAAGAGCACATGCAAGGTGCACAACTATCTATGTTCCTTCCTGCCAAGGTTCTTCGTGGCATGCGCCCCCACATGGGAGACATTGAAGCAGAAACTGAAGCGTGGGACGATTACCAAGAGCCAGGGGTTTCAGGACCTGGAATGCGTAAGAAAAAACAGTTTATGTGGCAAAACAAGTTGGATGAAAGTAGCGATGATGATCTCTATGACTCAATCGCCTCTGAGGGAGTGCACACCCCTGTACCTATCCAGCACTACGGTAAAAACAAGACCCGTTTAGCAGGTGGGCACCATCGGGTTGCCGCCGCCTATGACATTAATCCAGACATGGAAATACCAGTAGAGCACGGGAATCGTACAGAATTTAGAAGATCATAACCCTCTATACTTGATTCATGCCTGAGTACACCTTTCAGTACGGCCCGTCTGACGAAGATGTGCCACATGAAGTCATTGCGAAAGAGGATAACAAAGTTGTAGGTCGTTTATCGTGGCACCCACAGATTGAAAATGTCTTTGTTGAAGAAAACCACCGTAGGAAAGGTATCGCTACAGGAATGTACCGCCATGCCCAGCACATTTCTACCCAATTTGACGATGTAGCACCGCCCCAACATAATCCAATTCGCACTGTAGAAGGCGACGCTTGGGCTAAATCTACGGGTGACACACTTCCTCCACGTATTACCCCACGTAAGTAACCCTCTATACTTGATAAATGGCAGCCTCAGACCATCTCCACCCTACGTTATTCCATGGGTCTAGACAACAATTTAAGCCAGGGGACACTATCCAGCCCGTTACTGAGGCAACCTACAAAGAACGAGGCTATTCCACCCCAATGCCTGCCTTTGCCACTGAGAATCTGAATCGGGCGAGGGCCTTTGGGCATGTCTATGAGGTAGAGCCTCATGACTGGAGAGATGTAGAATGGGAAGAAGACGAGGGCGAGGGCGCTGAAGAAGGCGACTACGCAGCACTAAGTCATACCAAAGGCTACAAAGTCATACGTAAGGTGAAATAATGCCTAAACCAATCAAATATCAGTACGATGAGGGTGGACCTGATGTTGATCACCGTATTAATGCAAGGCAAGGACACTCTACCGTAGGGTTTTTGGCGTGGCAGGGTAATACTACAGATAAATACAACCATGTTCACGCCGTATATGTGCGACCAGATATGCAGCGAAAGGGTATTGCAACCAAAATGTGGAAGCATGCTCATTACATTTCTGAACAATTTGAGTCAGTAGCACCACCAAGACACTCTCCAACCCGTACTAATGATGGTGACGCTTGGGCGAGGGCCGTTGGGGGAGATATACCACCAAAAAAAGGAACACTACCCATGACTTGGGAGTTGTAGAGCCAAATTTAGGTCTACGTTAGGGCGAAATGGTGTGTGTGCAATTTTTTGGGATGGGTCTATCTGGTGGGTTGATGCTTAGTGGGGGGTGGGCCCTCCTCCCCACGCAACCCTCAACCTCTACTTAAGGGTGGGGGGTCTACCCTCAACCCTCAACCCTCACTAGAGAGTTCACCCATCAACCCTCTACCTATACTGTAGGGTTAGTGGATGGTTGAGACTTTGGGCGAATCCCTTGTGTCATATGGGCACAACCCTCAATGGCTCAATAGGAGCCTCTAGGAGCGTCTGATAGGCGGATACGCCTACTCATAGGGAATCGTCCTTTGCTCCTCTCCTACGGCATCCTGACGCTTCTCAGAGGGATCTAGGGATGAGGGGCGATAAGCATCACTCCACGTGGCATTGGCGGGCTAGACGTAGGTCTATGCCGGGGGGTCAGCACGACATTGGGATGCTAGGGGAGCATTTCACTGTGTACCGGCACTCCAGTGATTGATATCTCACTGCACATGCATGCACTCACCAATGACCGATTCATCCATGCATTCCTTCCCTCCATCCCTCCTCCTGATAGATGAATTGAGTGGTGATCTGCTGGGCGAAATACTCCACGTGGCACTTCACAATGGAATGGTTCATATCGAGATATGCCATCATTCGGATGGAGGCTCTCCTCACCAATGTGCTGCTCTTCTGTCCCCTCTCCGATGATCCTGTGACGTGCTTTTCAGTGATGTAGGTGAACTTGGGCAAAAAAAAGATCCCCATGACAACTTGTGCCATGGGGATCTTTTCGGAACGTTGGTTACGAGTAAGACCGAAGGATTGCCATCGCCATTGACTCGTTGTCCTCAGAGATCAGATCGTTGCTCGTGCCCTCCAGCACACCGATCATGACCTTGTTCTTCGCCTCAATGAGCATGAGCATCTTCTCGTCCATCGTTGTCATGCCCTCAATGCCAGCAACCATGATGTGCGAAACAGTCTCACGGGTCTGCCCGAAACGATTGATGCGATCCTCCACTTGAAGCAGATCAGCCGATGTCCACGACAGTGAGCAGGACACATGGTGACGTGCGGAGTGGAGCGTGATGCCAGTACCGGCACTCTGCACGTTGCCGATCAGGACACGTGCATGCCCACTCTGGAATGCATCCACTGCTTCCATCTTTGCCTTGTCAGTCATTCCACCTACGATGCGAACAGCGTTGTGGGATTCAGCGAAGTGGGCGAAATATGCATCGGCTTCATCCTTGAAGTTGGTGCTCATGAACACTTGCTCACCATCGTCCAGCAGATTCTCCACGTACTTGATCACAGGCTTCACTGAGCCCATCGCACAGATGTGGCGGAGTTCATTAATGCGAACCAATGCCTCAGCGAGCATCGCCTTCTGAGCACGTACTTCGCCTTTGGTATTGCGGATCCATTCAATGAGATTCTCTTCGCATGCGATGTAGTTCGCAACACGCTTCTCATCCATCTCAATCGTGACTTGTGTACGTCCCTTGTTCGGGAGTGTGAGCACTTCACTTCGCACACGGCGGATCATGAATGAGCCCGTAAGCAGATCGTGCAGTTCTTTGACGTGAGCCGCACCACGACTTCCGAATGCATCAATCTTCGGTGCATAGCGGTTGATGAAACCATTGATGCCACCCTTGAAGGTTGCTCCACGATCCAGCATCTCTACGACTGGGA